AGAGCAGTATATAAATTCACCGCATACTGCTACAAAACTTAATAATAATTCCACATCAACAAAAGGTGGAATTAAAAAGAAAGAGATTATGACTGCTGAAATGATTTATTATTACATGATTAATCTCCATATACCTATTGAAATGTCAAAATGGCATCTCAATAGTTTATTAACATTAATTAATTTATTTGTGTTAAAAAATGCTCCGGAAAAGAAAATGAGCGAACAAGATTTAGCTTTACAATATGCTGAATTAAATGCTATAAGACAAGCACAAATTCGAAAAGATAGAGAAAAAATGAAAGGAGAATAACTATGGCTAATTCAGAAACAATTTTAAATATTGCTAGAGGATGGTTAGGATGTAATGAAAAAGATAACACTCATAAGCAAATTATTGATGTTTATAATGCACATACACCTTTAGCTAGAGGTTACAAAGTAAAATATACAGATTCATGGTGTGCAACATTCGTAAGCGCATGTGCTATTAAAGCTGGTTGCACTAATATTATCCCTACAGAATGCAGTTGCAATAAAATGATTGAATTATTTCAAAAGATCGGATGTTGGCAAGAAAATGAATCAGTAACACCTGCATCAGGCTGGATTATTTTTTATGACTGGCAAGATAGTGGTGTTGGTGACAATAAAGGTTCTTCTGAACATGTTGGTATTGTTGAAAAAGTATCCGAAGGAGTTATTACTGTAATCGAAGGAAATAAAAACGATTCGGTTGCTCGAAGAACATTAAAAGTTAATGGAAAATATATTAGAGGTTATGGTGTTCCAAACTTTAATCAAGTTGCAGTAAAACCTATTGAAAGCGTAAAGAAAACAACATTATACAAAGTAAGAGTTAATACGCCAAGTGGTTTAAACTGTAGGAAAAACCCATCAGTTAATGCCAATATTGTAACTGCTTATCCTAACAATACACCTTTAGACATTATTGCTGAAAGTAATGGATGGGGAGAAACAGCTGATGGATGGATCTTTCTGAAATACACTGCAAAGGTCAACAGTGATGCTAGCATTCAAAATGGAAATAAAAATAATGGTAAAGCTCTTGGAAATTATAAAACAACAGCTAAACCTGCTTTAAAGGTAAGAGAAGGGCCTGGTGAATCTTATGATAGAGTTCCTAAAAATAAATTAACAAAAGATGGACAAGCTCATTCCAATGAAAATGGTGGATTGTTACCTGGTACAACGGTGACAGTCTTAGAATGGATTGGCGATTGGGCAAAAATTCCATCCGGTTTTGTTAAAGGAACATATCTAGTAAAAGCTTAGTTCTAATGATTTCAATAGAACAAAAGGGCGATTTTAAAGCTCTTACTGCTTATCTAAAAAAAATAAATAAAAATGCAAAAATAGAGATTTTAGATAAATATGGACAAGAGGGAGTACGTCTACTTTCTAAGGCTACTCCTGTACGTTCAGGTAAAACCGCCAATTCTTGGTATTACAAGATAGAACGTGGCAAAGATTCAGTGTCTTTAAATTTCTATAATTCAAATGTAAACAAAGGAGTTCCAATAGCAATCATATTACAGTATGGACATGGAACTCGTAATGGAGGTTGGGTACAGGGTCGAGACTATATTAATCCTGCTATTCAGCCTCTTTTTAATAAATTAGCTCAAGAAGCATGGAAAGAGGTGACTGAAGCATGAGTCGAGAAATAGATGAAAAAATTGTCTCGATGCAATTTAATAACAAAGATTTCGAGAAGAATGTAGGCGTCACGCTATCTACATTAGACAAACTAAAAAGTAAATTAAATTTTAAAGAGTCACTTAAAGGTTTTGAGCAATTAGATAAAGGTGCGAAAAAAGTTGATTTTAGTAAACTTCAATCTGGAGTCGAAACTGTAAAATTAAAACTATCAGCAATGGAGGTTGTTGGCATAACCGCGTTAACCAATATCACCAATAGTGCTATAAGTACAGGAAAGCAACTTGTAAGCGCCTTAACAATCGATCCAATTAGAACAGGATTGGACGAATACGAAACACAGATCAATGCAATACAAACAATCTTAGCAAATACTGAAAGTAAAGGATCGAATCTTACACAAGTAAACGCTGCATTAGATGAGTTAAATACCTATGCTGATAAAACTATTTACAACTTTACAGAAATGACTCGTAACATTGGTACTTTTACTGCGGCTGGTGTTGATTTGGATAAGTCAGTATCTTCCATCAAAGGTATTGCCAACTTAGCAGCTGTATCAGGTTCAACAAGTCAACAAGCTTCAGTTGCGATGTATCAATTGTCACAAGCTTTAGCTGCCGGTACAGTTAAATTACAAGACTGGAACTCAGTTGTAAATGCGGGAATGGGTGGACAAATCTTCCAAGATGCCTTGAAGCGCACGGCCGAACACATGGGTAAGAACGTTGATGAGTTGATTAAAAAATATGGCTCATTCAGAGAATCTTTATCTCAAGGTAATTGGTTAACAACAGAAGTACTCACTGAAACACTAACACAATTATCTGGAGCATATAGTAAAGCTGATTTAATAGCACAAGGCTATACTGATAAGCAAGCTGAGGAAATTAGTAAATTAGCTGAAACGGCAGTAAACGCTGCAACCAAAGTTAAGACTGTAACTCAACTTTGGGATACTTTAAAAGAAGCAGCTCAATCGGGATGGACTCAATCTTGGGAAATAATCATAGGAGACTTTGAAGAATCTAAAGATTTGTTGACCAGTATTAGTGACAGTGCCGGAGCAATTATTCAAGAGACAGCGGATAAACGAAATAAATTATTATCAAATTTAAGTACAGGATATAAGCAATTCATTAACGAAGGAATTTCTGATACTGGAAAATTTGATGAAACTTTTAAACAAGTAGCAAAAGATCATGGCGTTGCGATTGACGATATGGTCACTAAAACAGGATCATTTGAGAAAGCATGTCAGCAAGGTTGGGTTACCGGAGATATGTTAAAAGAAACTGTATCTAAAATGGCTGAATCTTATGCGTCAATGTCTGCTGAACAGAAAAAGAATGCAGGTGTAACTTCAGAAACGATTGATAACGTAAATAAGTTAAATACCTCTTTACAAAATGGCAGTTTATCTGCTGATGATTTCGCTAAGAAATTTAATAGGTTATCTGGTAGACAAAATGTTATTGCCGGATTATCGTCTGCGGTTAATACTTTAGGAAAATATATTTCAAGTATTAAAGAAGCTTGGAAAGATGTATTTCCTGATATGCAAGGAGAAATGCTATATAAATATACAGAACAATTTAAGAAATTCTGTGAATCGTTAAAACCTACAGAAGAACGTTTGAATAATCTAAAACGAACTTTTGAAGGTCTTTTTTCTATTCTAGATATTTTTAAAAAAGGATTAGAAACGGTTATTAAAACTATTTTTAGTTTTGTAAACTCAGATGGGACATCATCTTTAATTGATTTACTACTAAGTTGCACTGCCAGTATTGGGGATTTCTTTACATCGCTAGACAATGGATTTGAAACAACAAGCGTTACTGAAAGCCTAGGTAAAGTTGTTACTGGAATTTCAAATTTAGTAGTTGGGGTTACAGGATCATTACACAATTTCGCCGACGCATTAGGTATCATCGGTGGTTATGTCAGTAAATTTGTCGATAGTATTTGGAACGGATTCGGTAAACTATTTGGATGGATCACAGATAATATTTCAACAAAAGATATATTTGCAGGTCTATTCGGAGCAGGTCTTTTCCAAGGTGTCAAGACATTTACTGGACTATTAGACAAGATCGAAGAATCTGTAGGTAAAATATCAGGAATAGTGGATGAAGTAAAGGGTATTCTACATGACAAACTAAATTTCAAAGAGACTTCATCCGATTTTACGTCAGGATTGTCTGAAATACATGATGCTTTGAAAGCATTCACTAGTGGTATTAAAACTGTTACACTTGTCTCTATCGCTACTTCGATTGGGATTCTAACCGCATCATTAAAAACCATCTCAAAAATCAAAATGGTTGATGTTGGAAAAGGCTTAACAGCAATGGGAGCCATGTTCTTCATGCTTGATAAATCGTTTAAATCAATTTCGAAAATAGTATCTGGAAGTAATTTAAGAGGAATTGTGAAATCTGGAGGCACTCTTATCTTAATGTCCCAAGCAATCAAAGTTCTTGGTAAGGCTTTAACAATCATAGCGAAGATTGATGGAATAAGATTAACCAAATCTCTCGTAGCTTTGCCAATAGCTCTAAAAATTCTAACAAAATCCATGAAAAGCATAGAAGGCACAAAAGTATCACTTTCAAGCATGTTAGCAATAACCGTAATAAGTAAAGCTTGTGGAACCTTAGCAAAGGCACTTCAAGAATTTGCAAAAATATCATGGGACGAAATAATTAGAGGATTAACTGGTATGGGTGGCGCTTTAGCCGAATTATCTATTATTACTAAATTGACTGATAAATATTTTGGTAAAGCATCAGTATTAAGCAGTGTTTCTTTAAATATTGCAGTTAAGAGTTTAACTGATATGGCTGACGGATTAAGCACTTTTGGAAAGATGAGCTGGAAGACCATTACTAGAGGTCTAGCAGGAATGGGTGGAGCTCTATCAGAAATTAGTATCATTACTGGTGTTGCTGGTAAATTAGCTAAAACAGATAGCATTAAATCATCAACAGCACTTGTTATCGCAGTTCAAAGCTTAAGTAAAATTGCAACATTCATGAAACAAGTAAGCGTATTGTCTTGGGAAGATATAGCTAAAGGATTATCTGCTATGGGAGGAGCACTTACAGAGTTAAGTTTATCTATTGGCATTTTAAGTAAACTTGGAAAAGGTAAGAGCTTATTTGTATCCGTTTCAATGCTAATTGCAGTTCAAAGTTTAGAAGAAATCAGTAAATTCTTACAACGAATCTCATTCTTAAGTTGGGAAGAAATCGCAAAAGGTCTAGCAGGAATGGGCGGAGCATTTGCTGAGCTCGCCATAGTTACAGGTTTACTTGGTACATTAGCTGGACTATCAGGATTGGTAGGAGCCGCAACAATATTAATAGCAGTTCAAAGTTTGGAAGAAATATCAAAGGCTTTGCAAAAGGTTGGAAAACTAAAAGAAGATGAAGTCGTAAAAGGTTTAGCTGGATTAGGAGGAGTGCTTGTTGAATTAGGTGTTGTCAGTGGTTTACTTGGAAAGCTAACAGGACTTGGTGGCTTATTAGGCGCAGGATCTATCGTTGTCGCTGTATCAAGCTTAGGCGAATTAGCAGATGCTTTAAAGAAATTTGGAAGTATGTCATGGTATGAAATAAATCGTGGATTAGATGCAATGGGCAAAGCTTTAGGCAATATTGCTATAGGAAATTTAGCAAATACCTTAGGCGGACTAGGAGCACTAACTATTGCCAAAGTAGCTAAACCTATCGGGGAGTTAGCAGATTCCATTAAGAAATGGGAAAAAGTCTATATTTCACCAAATATGAAACCTGACTTAATTAATCTATCACAAGGAATTAAAGCATTTACCCTAGGAGGTTGGGGAGCAAACACAATAAAAAAAATCGCACAACCTTTAGGTGTTTTAGCGGATTCGCTCAAACGTTGGGAAAAAGTAAGTATATCTCCAAACATTAAACCTGATTTAGTTAACTTATCAGAAGGCGTTAAATCTTTCACTCTTGGCGGATGGGGCGCTGATACAATCTCAACACTTGCTAAACCGATAGGAACATTAGCTGACTCAATTAAGAAGTGGGCGGACGTAAGCGTATCACCAAATGTTAAACCGGATTTAATTAATATAGCTGATGGTATCAAATCATTCACTCTTGGAGGTTGGGGAGCAGATACTGTCACTAAGGTTTCAAGTTCACTAGGAACTTTAGCTGACTCACTTTCAAAATGGGAAAATGTTTATGTATCGCCTAACGCCGAAGCTGATTTAACAAGAATTGCAACAGGAGTTAAGGCGTTCACATTTGCCTTTGGTGGTGGGTTCTCAATTGATGTAATTGCTAAACCATTAGGCAAATTAGCAGATTCTGTTAAAAAATGGGAAGATGTCAACGTATCTCCAAATGTAAAGCCAGACATGATCAATATAGCTGAAGGTGTTAAAGCATTCAGTTTTGCAGGTATAGGTGGTTTCTCTATTGACTTTATAGCCAAACCATTAGGTAAATTAGCAGATTCTGTTAAGAAATGGAAAGATCTTAGTGTATCACCAAACATCAAACCTGATTTAGTTAATATTGCAACTGGCGTTAAAGCATTTACTTTTGCAGGACCTGGAGGTTTCAGTATAGAAACAATTTGTGCGCCATTAGGAACGCTAGCGGATTCAATTAAAAAATGGGCTGATGTTTATGTATCACCAAATGTTAAACCAGATTTAACAAATATTGCAGAAGGGGTAAAAGCATTTTCATCAACTGGTGTAGGAGGAGCAGTCTTATCCGAAATTGCAAAACCACTAGGAACCTTGGCGGACTCACTTTCAAAATGGACAAATCTTACATTCCCTGGAAATATTTCAAACGATTTAAGTACGTTAGCTACTGCTTTAAGATTATTTGGTAGCGTAGGAGATATATCTGGTTCATTGGGAGCATTAAAAAGTGTAGTAAGTAGCTTAGAAAAACTAAATGCTATAAACATTTCGAGTATTAGTTCTGGAATTGTTGGATTAGGTTCAGCCTTTGTTACATTAGGTTCAAACGCAAGTTCTTTGGCGGGTGTTGGATCGTTAATTGTATATAATATTGTAAATCCTTTAGAAAATTGCAAAACCAGAGTTACAAATGCAGTTAACGGAATTATGTCAACAATTTCGTCTGCAGCTAATAGCAATAGTGGAACTGTTAAAACCGCATTTAGTAATATTGTTGAAGCAATTCTTCAAACACTTAATGGTAAAACTGGAAAATTTGAAAAAACAGGTCAACAATTTGGAACTAGCATGGCGAATGGGATCAATGGAAAAAGAGAGGCAGTTGTCTCAGCAGTAGCTAATATGGCAGCTGCAGCAACAAATGCATCTGGGAATATAGTTCATTACAACACATTTTATAATAATGGAGCCTATCTTATTCAAGGCTTTATTAACGGAATGAAAAGTAAGAAAAAAAAAGCAATCGATGCTGGAAGCGAAATTGCATCAGCTGCGGCCAAAGCCAGTGCCAAAGCACTACAAGAACATTCGCCATCGAAAGTTGGATATGGAATAGGGGCTTATTATGGAGAAGGCTTAGTTAATGGTATTATTGGTAAAGTAAAAGCGACAAAAAATGCCGGTACAGCCTTAGCTAATGCATCAATTGATTCTGTACGCAATACAATGAGTAAAGCTAAAGAATTGCTTAACAATGTTTCAACAAACAACCCAGTATTAACGTCTTTAATGGATTTATCAAATATTAATAGTGGCCTTTCTCAAGTTGAAACCATGTTTAATCGATCACGTTCATTAGCTTTAGCTAGTTCAATCAACGTTCAATCACAAGCTCAATCGTTAAGAGAAACTGTTGATAATGCCGTAAATTCCGCAATTGGAAAACTTAATGAAAATATTCAAAATGGAGATAAAGAAACTAATGTAACTATCGAAGTTCCAGTCAATATTGACGGACGTGAAGTTGCAAAGGCTACAGCTCCATATACAAAAAAAGAAATAGATAAAATTCAATCTAGAAATGATAGAAAGAGAGGTATCCTATAATGGGATTAAAGGAATATTTTGCCTCTCTTCCTTTACCTGATAGTGCGATTAAGATTGGAGACATGTATCTCGAAGAAGAAATCATAGGTTATCGTACTAATTCAGTTAAGGGTAGAGAGACTATGAGTGTTGATATTACTGAAATATCTGTAGGTAAATCGGATGGTTCGACATATCGATACAAAAAAGAAGAAACTAGATCATTAGCAATAAATTTCCTCTTGATAGCGGATACCACATCTGAATATCAAGATTTGGCTAGGAAATTCAAACAAGCTTTATCCAAAGAAGAGCAACATTTTATTTTTAGAGATGAGCCTGAAGTATATTACATTGGGACTGTAGAATCAATTGACGCAGACCCAATTTTTTATATGGAAGGAGTTGGATGTGCTGGAACAATCAATATTCACTGCTCTGATCCATATAAATATGCAGTGCAAGAAACCACAGTATATGCCACTTTGGATAATGGATATACATTTGGCATCGATTATAAAGGAACCTACCCAACCAAACCTAAAATTGAAGTTACAATGGGAGCTGATAATGGCTATGTTGGCTTTCTTGATCAAAATGGACATATCTTAGAATTTGGAAATGTCGACGAGGCAGATGGAGAAACTAAACAACGTAATGAACGATTAGTCCAACTTAGAGATTTTAAAAATGCTAAAGACGATGTCGGAGGATATGATGTTATGCATCCAAAATACGGTTCAAATGGTGGACTAGGAACTGGACGAATCTCAACAGGTGGATATACTGACGATTACTTGATTCTTAGAAATCCAGGTAGACCGTATAAAACTGCCGGTGGGGGATTAAGAACAATTGAAATTCCAGTAGACTCGCAGGGTGTTAAAGGCGCTAAAAACTGGTACTCGTATTTTCATTTAATATTTTATGCAGGTGCAATGGGTCAAACAGGAGAAATGTCAATAGCATTTTGTACTGAGGATAATAAACTTATTGCAGGATGCAACTGGTTTAAAACTGATAAAACTGGAAACAGTGGTTGTTATCAACTTATAGCATATCAAAAAGCAGATCCTGGTAGCCCATTAATGCCATGGAAGGTATTGGAAACATATTATTATACGACATCGCATATACATGAACAAAATCCTTGGTATAGCGATTGGGGGCATTGTGATTTACGAAAAGAAGGCTCTAAATTAACGTTTTTCTATTGGGGTAGATATCCTTCATATGTTATTCCAGAAATTGAAGATATGATATGCACTAAAATTCAAATTGCTATAAAAGAATACGATAATCATAGTATGTTAAACTACTATGGTTTCAACACAATGAGATTTGAAAAATTAAATGTTAATTACTGGGTCGATTCGCCTAATTTATTTGCAAAAAATGACAAGTTAGAGGTAGATGTAAACACAATGGAAGTAACATTAAATGGTATGGATAAATCGTCCATCGGTAAGATTGGCAATGATTGGGATAACTTTGAATTACAACCTGGCACCAATCAAATCAAAGCAGTTTTATCTTCATGGAATACGACAGTTCCAACTTTAAAATTAACATATAGGGAGGTCTTCTTATGATTATTTATTTTGCAGATAAACGAATAAATATCATAAGTATTGCCTCATCAACTACGAAGCAAGGTTTAATACTTGCAAACGACGATAAGGTTGAAGATGTTGATACAGGTGCTGTTACATTTGAATTTGATCTATATTTTACCGAAACGAATCGTGAAAAAGCAATGCACTCAGCAGTAGCTGGCAATTACATCTTAAAGAAGAATAAAGATGGGTTTGAATTCTATACCATTATTGATAGTGAGTGTGACACTCAAACTATGTGTATTAATGTGTATGCAGAAGATGAAGGTTTAGACTTATTAAATGAAGTAACTGATGATTCGTATGCACAAAATACAGAATCACATCCTATTGCTGATTATGTAAATACATTGATTTATGATACTGGATTTGAAATAGGATTAGATGAATTAGGATCGACAAGAACCAGAACATTGCAATGGGAAGCTGGTAATACGGCAACAGCACAATTAGATACGGTAGCAAATGCTTTCGAAGCGGAAATATCGTTTAGTTTTGATATTGATGGTTTGATGGTTAAAAAGAAAATAATTAACATTCATAAAAAAAGAGGTAACACAGATGTTGCAACTCTTAGGTTGGATAAGCAAATAAACAATATTAAAGTCAAAAAGTCAATTGCTAATTTGGCTACTTGTTATCGTGTTACAGGCGGTATTCCTGAAGGAGCTGAAAATCCGGTTACTTTAGTCGGGTATAAGTATGACGATGGAGATTTCTACGTTAGCGAGAGCGGTTGGCTAATGTCACGTAACGCCCTTTCAAAATGGAGCAGATATCAATGGGAACAAGGCCTATCTAATGATGTTGGACACATTGTTAAAAACTTCACTTCCAATCTTACAACTCAAAAAGACCTTTTTAATTCTGCATTATCTTCTTTAAAAAAAGTTTGCGATACTCAGGTTGAATACGAAGTCGACATTGCAATCTTACCTGATAATGTACGAGTTGGAGACACTATTAATATAGTGGATGAAAGACATAGACTATATATCAATGCTCGTGTTCTTAAACTTGAAACTAAAGAAATAGAAGGATCATCAACTGCTACTTTAGGAAACTATAAATTGAGAGACTATGATGTTTCTCAGAAAATTCAGGATTTGTCTGATGAATTTGTTAAATTAGCTGCTAAAAGACAG